CCCAACAAGGATGCAAGAAGTCATTAATGATGGAAGATTAGTAGGATGGACATATGATACTGGTAAGGAAAGAGTTGCATTAACGACCGACGAGGTCCTGCAGATAAAATTTCCTAATCCATATAATATTTACCGAGGTCTTGCTCCAATCGACAGTGCAAGAACAGATGTTGACTCTGATTATCTTGCAGGTAAATATTCAAAGGCATTCTTTCAAAATGGAGCAAATCCTGGACTATTATTTACTCTTGATACAGATGATGAAAGTTCAGATGATCAACGTAGATCATTTTTGAAGGAATGGAATAAATTACATAAGGGAGCATCAAAACAATATAAAGCTGCCGTCTTAAATCCTGGTATGGGAGTTCAAAAGACTGGATTGACGCAGGAAGAGATGGATTACATCAAACAACGTAACTTTAACACTGAAAGAGTGTTATCAGTCTTTGGTGTACCACCTCCAATGGCCGGATTCTATGAACAAGCGACATATGGTAATGTAAGAACAGCTAAAAAGATATTTTGGAATGAAACTATCAAAGCTTATGCAAGAAGATACGAATCTTCTCTAAATAACTTCTTTTTACCAAGATTTGCGCCTGGAATAGTCTGTTTCTTCAACTTTTCCCAAATTGACGAGCTGAAACACGACGCAAAGGAGACTGCAGATATTGTTAATATATATGCAAATCACGGAGTACCAATGAATGTGTTGATCGAATCCTTTGAGCTTCCATTCGGTCCACAACAAGATTTAGATATTGGTTACCAACCTATGACTATGCTTGAGGTTGGCACTAACTTTATTGAGGAACAACGCGGAGATGGAGTGGGAGCTAAGGAAACTGTGAACACCGTTCCTTCTATTTTCAATGAATTTGAGAAGAATTTGCATAATTATTTGTTCACTCAACGTAAAAAGATACTAAAAATGGTAGGAAAAGGCGAAAATATCACAAATTTCTTCTGGAAACAGGAAAATGACCGTTTAATCGCCAAATTTGACCCAATTTACGCTAAATATAGCAAAAATATGGATAATTTACTAAAAATTAACAATTTAAACCGGAAATTGGTTAAAAACCTAAAATCTGATGAAATTAAGGATTTATACAATAAATTTGATAAAAAACTGGGAAATAACGAAATGTCACGTGTTTCTATGATTTCACTCGAAGAAACAAAGGATTTTCCGGAACAAACAATTATAGGAGATCATACCGATGAGTAAAAAACAATTCACATCATTTAATATTGAGATTAAGGCAGCTGATGATGATAAAAGACAAATCACTGCTATTGGTACTAAAGAAATAAATGATAGAGACAATGATTTAGTTTCTGTCGACGGTATGGATTTGAAAAACTTCAAAAAGAATCCTACTTTCATGTGGAGTCATAGATCTTCTGAAACTCCTGAAAATATACTTGGGACAGCAAAAAAGGTTTGGAAAGAAGGTAAAAATTTGATGTTCACACTTGATTTCCTTGAAGAAGACATAAATCCACGCGCAGATATGGTGTATAAGATGTATAAAGCGGGTGCATTACGAGCATTTTCAATTGGTTTTGCACCAGACTGGAATACAGCATCATACAACGAAAAACGTGGCGGTTTTGACTTTCCTAAGTCTGAATTACTAGAAATTTCTGCTGTTGCAGTACCTGCCAATCAAGCAGCATTGGTTCAAAACATGATTGAAATGGGTATTGCTGATGAAGCAGAAGCAAAAGATTTTGAAATCTTTATGAAGGAATTACAACCTGAAATTGAAGATGACCGCCTTGAAAGAAAGGTAAAAATACTTGAGGCAAAATTTAATGCCTTACAAAAAAGATTTGATACTCCGCCTGTTGTGGAACCAGGAGTTGTGGAACCATTACCGGTGGATTTTCATATAGTGGACCAAGCTCTCGAAGAGCTCTTCGCTGCATCTGACTTAACGTCTACTGATGCCACAGAAGACAAAGTAGAGGACGACGATCCAAATTCAATATTCACGGAGTTAGAGTAATGGACAAAGATAAAGTATTGGCTCTTAAATTAGAGCTAGATAAACTAAACAAAGAAGCGAATGATGCAAATACTGCAAAAATCGCTGACTTAGAAGCAAAAATCGAAAAACTGGAAGCAATTCCTGTAACAAAAGACATAGTAACATTTGAAGTTGGAGCACCTGCTGATTATAAGGGGTTCAAATTCCATAAACAAGGAACTGATGATCCTAATATGATGCCTTCTGATCCTAAACGCAAGGAAAGAATTGTCAAAGAAGTTCTTGATATGATTTCCGTGTATAAAGAAAAAGGTGTCTTCAAGGTAATGACAGAAGGCGCATCTGCGGCTGGTGGACTGTTTGTACCGGAAGAATGGGTAATGAACGTAGAAGAAAAAGCAAGACTGGTTTCAGTTGCGCTTCAAGACTGCCGAAAATACCCAATGGCAAACAATGTCCTTCATATTCCTAAACAAGGAACTTCAGTTACTGTAACTTGGGCAAATGAAAGCTCTGCATCTTCACAAAGTGAACCTGGTTCAGCTGGAACCCAATTAACAGCAAAAAGAGTAGGTCTATGGGGTAAGTTCACCCAAGAATTATTCGATGATGCCTTAAATGATATTGTTTCCTATATTACTCGTGACATTGTAGAAGCTTTGGGTCAAGAAATTGATTCACAAGTATTCAATGGTTCCCAATTCACCGGCCTGTTGACATCTGCAACAAATACAGTTACATTTGGTGCAACAAACACAGCTACAACTTATACAAGTATGACTTCAAGAAATTTCTATGATGCAATCTTTAAGATGGCAGCTGTAAGACGTAGAGGTGCTAAATTCTACCTACCTAAAGAGTTGATGCCTTATATTCAATCTCTATCTACCGGTACTGGTGGTGTTCCGCTAATGAGTTATCTTGGTGGAGCTCAAGCAGCAACAATCGGTGGTTATCCATTTAGTGAAGTAGAAGCTATTGTAGGTACTGATGCAACATCTACTGATTTCGTATCATTTGGTAGTCTACAGAATTATGCCCTTGGTGTAAGACTGATGGCCAACAGCATTGAGCTTAACCCATATGCTGGTACCGAGTTCAAGCAGTTTGAGGTACTTTTCAGAATGTATGCTCGTCTCGCTGGCGCACCGATCTTTAATGATGTTTTCGTAACAATGAATACAGCATAAGAGGTGATTTATGATTGGTAATAAAGATGAGGAAGTAATCCCTGCAAAGGATCGCAGGGTTTACAAACCAAAGAAGCGTAAAGACCGTCCAAAAGTAATTACCAAGGAGAAATAACAAATGGATGCAACTGCAATTATAACTCTATCTGATGTTTATGAGTATTTGAGTGTGAGTGGTTCAGATGATGGACCATTAATTCAAAAGCTAATAGACAGAAAGACTGTAGAGTTTGAAAATTGGTGTGGATTGGATTCATTTTATGTTTATGATTACACAGAATACTATGATGGGGATGGGTCTCCTTACCTATTCGTTAAGAATTTCCCCATCAATTCAATTTCTTTAGTTGCAGACGATTCTGATTGGTCATGGGGTTCTGATACAACTGCAGACCTATCTGACTTCAGAATCGTCGAAAAAAATCATATAGTTTACAACAGTTACTTCAATGAAGGATTACAGAATATAAAAATCACGTACAATGCTGGATATTCTGTAATCCCATTTGATATTCAAGAAGTTATGTGTGAAGAAGTTACTAGAATATACAATCGTCGTAAAGAAGTTGATATATTCATTAAAACAATTACTGATGGTTCGCAACATAGATACAATAAAGCTCTATTACCAACTACAATGCTTATTCTTTCTAAATACAGAAGAGTGCGTGCATTCTAATGGCAGCTGCAAAACCTAAAACATTTATTAGGTTTATACCAGATGCCAACGATCAATTAAGACTTAACAATGCACACTATCGTATTGAGGAAGGAATTAAGAAAGGTATTTTTATTGGTATGGAACTTATTTTAAAAAGTGCTAAAAGGTTTGATGGAGCAAATCAGTTAAAGATTAGAACAGGTTCATTAAGAGATTCATTAGAAATAAGTGTTAAGAAAGAAGGTGGAAATTGGGTTGGTTTCTTAGGTTCAGATTCACCTTATGCTGCAATCCATGAGTATGGTGGAGTTATTCAGGCAAGGTTTGCTGAATGGTTAGTTTTCAGTACTGATAGTGGTGTAAAGAAGGTATCACAAGTAACTATTCCTCCAAGACCTTTTTTGAGACCAGCGATAGAAAGAAATAAAGATTCTGTTGCAAACCTCTTAAAAGAAAGTATTTATTCATATTGGAAGGGTAGAATATTAGGAGTATTTCATTAATGCCAACAAGACAAAACATTATAGATACATTGATGAGTGATCTAACTACTAATTTTACAGTAGCTAATGGTTATTCAAAAGTATATGAAATACGGTTTGGCGTTTTTGATCCTTCTGAGCTACCTTCACTACCTTCTATTGGATTGTGGATGATAAAAGACCCAGTTATTGATGACTTAATGGATGATGATATAATTAGGAAACCAGAGTTTGTAGTTTATGGTTATGTTACATCAGATATGATTGATCAGTATACTTCATTCTATACTTTAATATCAGATCTAGAAAGATTTTTATATTCACCAGATCATAGCAGTCTTTATAAGAATACTATGTTAGGTGATATAGAAATAACTTACGGTGGTGTTACAGATCACATCGGTTTGTTCACTATAAATTTTTCAATACTATACTCTCAATCAGGTCTTGGGAGTTAAACAGGAGTAAATAAAATGGCAGAAATTTTAGGAAGACTTAGCAGAATTAAACTTGGTACATCAGATATTGCCAAAATGCGCACGCTTTCTGTCACAATCGGAAATGAAACAATTGACATAACTTCCTTTGGTGATGAGTGGGCAAAGTTCGCAAGAGGCATGCAAAACTGGACTGCTTCAATTAGTGGTATGATGGATCTAGACGACGTTCAAGCTTTAGCGTTTATGACAGCTGCTGAACAAGGCACTGAACTGACAACTCTAAGGTTTTATATGGATTCAACTAATTATTACTACATTGATACAGTTGAAGATCCAGATGCATCTTGTATCATTGATTCAATGACTATAACATCTGACAACAACAGCGTTGTTGAGTTTGATGCAACTATTACAGGAAATGGCCCGATAGCTCGTTCATCAGCCTAATCTGAAATAGGAGGTCAGGGAAAAATGACTATAAGAGAACTAATCAATGGTATACTTAAAACAACTACATATGAACTTCTCATATGGTCTGAGTGGTATTTCAGACCAAGTAGAGTTCCATGTAAGGAATGCGTTGAAGAAAGAGGAGTGAAGGGGAAGTTACCAGACTGTATAAAGTGTGGACTTCCCCAAGCTCGATTAATCCAAAAGACCTTTGGAAAAAAAGGAGAAAAAAATGTTTAGTATAAATACAAAATTAGAAACTGGAAAATGGTTCGAGTATCCTGAATTAGGTATAAAACTTAAAGTCCGTCCCCGTTCCATGTATTCACTCAGCATCAGACCAGGAGAAGACTATTCTCCAACAACAAAAGATATATTTGACTTATTCAACTATTCTCTTATTGATTGGGAAGGTGTTGGCGATGAAGATGGAAAGAAACTCGCCTGCAACACAGATACCAAATACGCTATGATAAATCAAAACGATGAGGTTGGTGCGTTTGTAATTAACAAGGCATCTGAACTGAGAGATGGTGATGTTACGGAGCTCGAAGCAAAAAACTTGAAGAAATCGCCCGTTGGAGAAACGCCAAAGAGCGAGACACCCCCTGCTCAGACTGTATAGAATGGTGTGAGTTTAAGAAAAAGAAACCAGACTGCAAGAATTGTGCACCAAATGGATATCAATTCCCATTGCCCTCGAATATCGAAGCCCTAAGTTTTATAGACAAATATGTTCAATACTTTTCTACTGGTATGGGTGGATTAGATTTAAATGCAATTGCAAAGGCATTAGAATTAGAAGATAAATTTTATCTCCTTGATAGAGTTTCAATTTATATGAGATCATCACTGATTGAAAGATCAAGGAAAAGAGATCCAGTTAAGCAATTCAAAAACAAGCGAGGCAAGAAATAAATGGCAACAGCAGAGGTATTAAGATATAAAGTAGTTGTAGATGCTTCAGACGCCTCAATGAGAATGAACAAGTT